CTTCTGGCATTGAAAAGAGGCATGGCTCTTTTATTTATGGTTTTAGTACGTCAACAGTGACATTAGATTTTTGTATTTGATTAAATTTTTGACAGAGGGCATCACTTGATTGATGTTCCCATTTATGATATGTACTTTTTAGTTGTTGAGTATAATCAGAACCATCGTGCTCTTTCATTTCGTTGGCAACAATAGTTTTGATTAATACTTCTCTGGTTAGAGTGGACATGTTTTAAATTCTTTATCCAACAAAGAGTTCACCATTATAACACAAGAGGTTTCACAGAACTCTTCTCGGCTGGTTTCCTGTTTAGGATGTTATTATTTATTCAAAAACTGGTGCCAGTTTTGGCATTTTACTAGGACCATAGTATCCAGTATACATCCAATAACAATCCAAGAGTCTTAAATTATACATTTCTTTGCCATATGGATTGAGTTGAGTATAGTTTGAACAATACTCAACAACCTCGATTGGAACTTGAATTTGCTTATAAGTAACTGGTTCTTCAATAAAAATCATTTGATATATCCAAAGTCTACCAGATACTTACGTGTCAGAGGAGTAGGTTCATAAACCTCCCACATATTACCCTTGGCACATGCAGCAAGTGCATCAGAGGTCATTCCTTCTGTTTTACCTGCCCATGTTGCTTCCTTTTCCCATGGCCATGAATTTTCGGGATATGCACTTTCTACCATATCACGCCAGAGCATAGGAACTTCATCTTCGGGTTTGATGATAGCAATCAAACTATTATCAATAGTTCCTGCCATACAATCCTGTGCCGCGTGCCATCCTTCATGACGCATCACACTCATCAATACATTCGGACGACCCATAAATGCTTTATTGAGAAAGAAGTTATTACTTACAGTGTGATAAACACCTCTATGAGATACAGGAAAATATTTTTGATCTGCTAAAAATACATTAACCCCAATCATATTAAGGGAATTAATCATATTATTAAATTCAGTAGCAACAGAATAAAAAGAATCAGTATTGGAATACTGACTAGAAATATCAAGGATGTTATAAACTTGTTTTACATCATCTGTACACTCTTGTAAAAGCATACATCCCATAGAATGCATAGTGAAGTATTCACTGTCTTTAAGTGGATCTGCAAAAACTGGAGTAGTTAATGCTGCAGACGCCAATAAACTTGCAATAATTTTTTTCATTTGTAATATGCTTCAAAGTATTTAATAATGCCATTAGTATTTACATTACCCTGAGATACCCAATCATGAGCACATTCATACATTGATTGATTAGTGTATGCAGGTAATGATTCTTTTAGTTGACCACCATATTTAGTGAGAAGAACTTTAAGTGCCGACTCACGAAGTTTTAATTTATCTTCACTATAACGCCAATCTTCAATCATATTTGATTCTCCCTTTTTTCCTGAAAAATTTCAGAACCTCCACCTATTGGATTAAGTTGTGTGGTAGTTTTACCACTACTTATAGCCATCTGATAAATTTTTTCATGAATATCTTTTGGTTCTACTATATCATCTTCAGGCAACAATTGACCATCAGATACTGAATGTTCATATGCTTCTTTCAGACTCATTTGAGGTTCAGATAAAATTGCCGGACCAAACCAAGGATCATCCTTCAAATACTTTGAGGCAGGAACACCTACGAAAGAACCATAACCTTGAGTAAGATGTCCTGGTCCACATTCAAATAATGGTGCTTCTAAATCATCGATCAAACATTCTACTTTTGGGTTTTCTTTCATGCTAATACCATTTTCTTGGTATAATTATAAGCATAAACTTCTCGGTTGCCCTTAATACCCCAACCTAACCAAGTATATGCGGGTCTCATGTAATAAGATACCGTTTGACCACTACCTTCAAATTGTGGAAGAACACGTCGGAAGATAGGTTCATTAATCATCCAACGAACTTGTCCTTCAAGAGAAGATGGATTGCATTTATACTTGGCACAGAAGTTTCCAAGACCTTTATAACGTCCAATAGAAGTCCACTGAATTAAACCAAATCCACCAGACTTACATTCTATGTAAGAAACACGAGCACCACCTTCACAGATGTTAGAAATAAATTTTGATTCTTGCTGAATGTTTCCCATGATTGTAGCAAGCGCATTACGATCAGAGATCTTTGTATGCTCTTGTAGTGCTGCTAGAACAACTTGCTCATTAGGAGTGCAACTAGGGCACTTCCAAGTTTCTTCTTCTATAAGAATTTCTTCTACAGGTTCTGGTTCTAATTTTACTTTGATTTGTTCAGGTTCTGGGGAAGGGATTGCAACTACACTTGCAAGAAGTCCAATTCCAAAAAGTGATTTAATCATTGTCTCCAAGATATTCGAGTGAGTAAATTTCATGATCCTCGTTATTAGGGTCTAACCATTCGGCAAACTCTGACCGGATCGCATGAGCATCTTCTATAGATCTTAGCACATCATCCGTCTTCATGTCACAGAGGATATGCAGTCTGTCAACTGCCCAGTCGTGAGTCACTTGAAGGGTCTTTTCCAAAGTTTCCATAATCTTTCCGCATGTAACGGCCGAGAATGTTGCTATTATAGTATGCCGGTGCTCCGTTGTCAAGTGCCTCTGATAGCACATTATTTAGAAACAACTGCTTGGTCTCCTCAAAGTTACAGTCTCCCTTCCTCTCATGAAGACTTATTATTTCTCTACTGAAGAACTCTTTGCCGTATTTTTTTATATCTTCCTTCAACTCAGGACAAGAACCATAATACTTCTTCCAATCAGATTCTTGTTTTACTTTTCTCTTTTTTCCCGGTGGGGTTCTGAACGACCAAAAATACTTTCGCCCAATGTATTGTCGTTGGTTTGACTTATTGGTAATACAATAAACAAAACCAAAGTGGTTCCCAATAGCATCAGAGTCAAAAGGTTCATTATTGTATATCCAAGAATTCTCATAACTCATGATATAGTATCTTATGAGCTATTATTTATCTTTAACGGGGACAAACCTAGTCTACATAAAAAAAGGAGACTTGTCAAGCCTCCTTGGATATTATGTGAGTTTTATATCACTTTTTCTTCATTCTCTTCTTCAAATCAGACTTTAACTTTGTCTATCTTGGACTGGGCAAGTTGGATATTCTTTTCCCTTTTTTCAGCACCTTCGAAGTTCTTGCCGGATTTATCGTCCATCTTCTCCCTATACTTTTTGGTGTATTTGTCTTTGTTCATAGCCTTGCTGCTCTGCTTCCAGGATTTCTCTGCCATTTTGTCTCTACTAACAGATGCCTTATCTACATAACTCTGCAGAGTTTTCTTGGAGATTTCATCAAGTTGCTCACCTTCACTCACTATAGAGAGGTATGCCTGGTGGAGAGATTCAAGTTCTTCTTTCCTAGTAAGTCTCTTAACAGCATGACCGATACCTTTCTGCCTCTTATCAATCTTCTTATCTTTAGGTGTTTGACCTGGATAACCGATTTCGGCATCTTCAGCATCAGTTGAACCTTGTGTATAAGACCTTTTCTCAACATCCTTAGATGCTTTCTTTACATAAGAACCCATAGTTCCTTTGGAAAGTTCGTCAAGTTGCTCAAATTCTTCATTCTTAGCACCAGACTTATGACGAACTGTTCCTTTCTCGTCAGTATAAGTTTCTCTCTCCTTATAAGGAGTTACATAACCTACACCAGGAACTACACCAGTCTTACCGGCAGCTCTGGCAGCATTTCTATCTGCTGCTCTTTGTGCTGCTCTCTTACGATTGCGATCATAAGAACTCATTGCTTCATCAACAAATTCTTCATTCTTTGTTAAGGCGTCTGCTCTTCGTTCTGCTTTGTTGCCGGTTCCACCATAATGCCTAGACTTAACTGGATTTTTAGCAGTTTTTCGGTTAGGTGGTGTTCCTCCGAGACCATCAACATTAGCACGACCAATATGCTGAATATCTTTAACGTTTTGACCTTTACCTGGCTTTGCTCTACCAGAATCAGTGGTGCGAGCATCAATCATAGATTTCATTTTTGCTTTACCCTTTTCACTGGTGATTGCTTCATCAACATTCTCTGACTCTACAAGTGCTTCAATCTCCTTCACAGTAAAGAGACCGGTTGCTTCAAGTTCTTCTTTAGTTAAAGCTGCGGCACGCTTGCGGGCTTTGTTACCACTGCCTCTCGCATCATCAGCACCATACTTACTATAACCACCTTTCAATTGACGTTCATGTGCTGCTTTTGATCTATCTGCAACACCTTTAGAATAACGTGAACCACCAAATTCCTTTTGATCACTTTCTGCTTTTGCACGAGTCTTCTTAAGAATTTGAGCCTTAGCAGAAGTATCAGACTTTTCTGGACCAACATTATACTTCTTACGAAGTTCGTCACCTCTGCTCATTGGTTTTGCTGGTTCTTCTTTCTTCTTACCAAGAAGTCTCTTTACTGCAGAACGTAAACCTTCATCTAAAGATTCATACTCCTCATACATATCATTCCAGGTAAGATCAGAGCAATCATATCCTTCAGTAATAAGGAAATCAATATATTCTTCAACTTCTTCATTTTGATTATCACAAACTTGACTATAAAGTTCTTTGATTGTTGAAAGTTCTTTGTTGTAGTCCATGTCTTCTTTCCTTGCTCTATCGGTAAGAGAATCGGCACCTGCCTTAACCGCACCAGCAGCAGCAGAAACACCCTTGCTAATGCCTCTGACAACCTTCTTAAGTCCTCTCTTCAGAAGACCATCCTTTCTTTTTCTAGGTGCAGAAGAGGACTCTCCACCACCACTGGAAGAACTGGAAGATGGTTCAGTGCCTGATGATGAAGATGATGAAGAACTTCCACTATCAGAAGAACTAGAAGAAGATCCACTATCGGAAGAAGAGGAACTAGAAGAAGATCCATCACCAGATCCTTGTCTTCCTCTCTCATATCCTTTCTTAGCAGCACTCTTGACTGCACTACCTGCTCTCACTGCAGTTCCTACTGCTCTTGTAGCAAGACCTATACCACCTTTTGCTGCCTGACCTACCTTCTTGACTACACCTTTAATTTGTGAAAGTTTTGATGCTTTCTTTTCGGGGGAAGCACTTCCAACCTTTTCTTTGGATACTTTAAGTTTTGCTCTCGCAGATGCTCCAGCATCTTTGCCTGCTTTCTGACCTTCTCCAGATGCTGCAGAGGTTTTATCCCTCATTCTCATTGCAGCAACTTTGGCTGGATTTGTAACTTCGGTAAGAATTTCTAACTCAGTATCAACCGACTCACAAATCGTTTGCTCTACAATATCAATATCCAGTCCTTCTTCCAAGCACTCTTCAAAGAATTCTGTT